AGTTGCCGTTCACATACGAAGAATTCCTTCAGCTGGCCGTGGCCAAGGTGCGCAGTCAGGTCGATATGTTGGTGAAGACCGATAAGCTGGCCATGTTCTTCAATACCATCGACTACCTGATAGACAAGGGCAGCATCAAGTACGGCCGCGACTTCAAGATAGAGCGACCGACAAGGCTCAAGCTCAAGGGCGGTGTCGAGAAGATACTTCAACCGGCAGAGACGGCTGTACTCTATATGAACTTGAGCAACATCCACAAGATGTACGTGTCGGCCATGAGCAATGGCGACAAGCCCTTGTCGCTGACCACCCTCGAAGTGAACCTCAATTCCAGTCCGGCATACATCGGGCAGGTGAGCAATACACGCTTCAAGTGGCAGGAGCCGAAAGAAGTTCCGGTGGGCGGTTTTGTGACGGATCCTGCAACCGGGCAAAGCAAGCCCAATATGGCCATGATGCGTGTGATGGAGGCCAAAGAGAAGCAGACCAGTGCCGTGGTGCTGAACTACGACATACTCTCCACGCAGATGGGTATCGACTTCGAACGCATGGAGCGACCGGATGCACCTGCGGCTGTTGAGCAGAAATTACCATTTTAATTTATATTCATATGATTAGAAAAAATTTAGAGATGAACAAGGTACTGGCTGATATCTTTATCACGATGGTACATGAGTATGACCTTCCGGTAAATGCGAAGGTCGGTGTCCCCTATATGGACAGTAATGGGGATTGTATGGTGAATGTCAATATTCAGTTTGACGAGCAAGCTAACAAAATTGTTGATAAGTATTTGTCTTCAGCCATGAATCATGCAGCTGAAGCATTAGCGAATGGGAGGGTTGCTGTATGAGTGAAGAATTGAAAAAAGGTGTTTGCAGAATATGCGGTTGTACTGAGGATGACCCTTGTCACAATCCTAATGTCGGCAATTGTTGGTGGGCAGATGAATCCCAAACCATTTGTAGTCATTGCGCAGACAAAACCATTGCAGAAGATCCGGAAACCAAACATTGCATCAACTCCAACTCTGATGATGACCTTGCAGACCAAATGCAAGAAGAGTTTGATGAGTTATACGATAAAATTCTTTCAGGCGATCTTGGTTGGGATTCATCAGATTTAGATAGACTATTGGATTTGCACTTAGATTTAAATACAAGAGTATGAAAAAAGGACAAAAAGTTAGAGTATTGGCCGATGGCCGTGTTGGTATTGTTGCTGGCACTCATTTTATAAATTGGGGTGGCAAAAGATTGGTGCAGTGCCAGGTCAAGTTCCCACGCACCAAGGGTGAAGCACCATGGTTCCCTATTGAGAAACTGACAACAGAATTGGTAGAACGTACCACGATTGTAATCAAGGGTGAAAAAGGTACGTTGAATCTGGTCTTTACCAACAATCATGATAAACATACTTCGCAACTGGTTATGACAGGTGATCCAGAGGATATCGCATCGCATAAAGGTACACACATGGCGATTGCCGGTGCATTACTGCAGGGTTTGGGTTCGGCATACGATTTGATACCTACTCGTGAAACTGTGGTTAAAGGTTAGAGGTATGGCAGAGCAGATTTTATATTCAACCAAACAATGGGAGTCGGCTAAGCCTTCATCCGTTGTATACGACCATATCTTCTATTCCCAGCAGCAGCCGGGCAAAGTTTTGGTCGTTCATGGGTTTATTAAGGTGGTGAAGCGCATCCCTTTGGCCAATGGCAAGTCGCATCGTAAATCTTGTTATCGCAAAGCTATCTGGAATGCCGACGGGCAATGCCGTATTGGCAGCTTTCATGTTCGTGAACATAAGTATGACATTCCTTTGAATGGCAATCCATAGTCGAAGCATTTTAAAGATAACCAGAGTCAAAGCATTTCAATCAAGCATCATCGTTTCCGGTGGTGCTTTTTTGTTTCCCGGTTCAAACCCCCGATGACCCCCAAACAAAAAAAATCGGATTATCTGAGAGTTTTGAAAAATCTCGCAAAAATACCGACCAACAAACCAACAAACCAACAAAGCCCGAAATTTTTCAATACTATAATATATTAAAAAGTTAATAAAGAGAGTGTTAGATAGGTGTGTGGCGTGTTGGTTGTTGTTGGTCGTGTTGGTTTTGCTGTTGGTTTTTGTTGGTTTTAGGATTCCAACAAAAAAGGCCGTATTTTTCTTAAAACCAACGAAATACCCCCTTGTTGGTCATGTTGGTTGTTAGTTTTTTGCCTTAAAATTTGCTTAAATCATTATAAATGAGTAACTTTAATAATTCTGTTGGTTTGTTGGTCGGTTTGTCGGCTGATAATGCCATTTATTTTCAATAATGAGAAAAAAGGATAGGTTTGTGTGTTGGATATGGGTTGCACCTTTCGTTAAACAGTATTTGTTGACGAACTTCAAGGTAGATGATCCTGATTGGCCGGAGTTGGTGAATATCTCTTCGGACAAGACACTTGATGTGCTGTTCCGGGCAAAGCTGGTCAAACAGAGCCATCGGTATGACAAGCGGATAGAGTCGGGCAATTACAAATACCGTAATTGTAAAATTGCCATTGAGATTTCAAAAGCTGATTTCTATCAATATGGATGGTCATTGTCACCAACCGATGAAGCGTATTTATCTTCTGTTCTTGAAGTGAGGTGCAGGACTATGTTGATTACATACTTGAGTGTAGCGTATATGATGACTCCAGTCTTGAGTGTATGTATCAGGCAGTTTTATGAGAAGTTCCATTTCGATGAGTTCTCTTGGCCACCCGATTCTATCCGAAGAATCTGGAATCGGGACAAGACAATCGACAAATCGACCCTAAAAACGAATATTAACGAGAAAATTAACGAAATAATTATTGTGCAGTTGTTCAAAAATGGGACAATTTCACAGCAAGGTAAAGAAGCGTATGAAAATACTAGTGTTTGACTTTGACAACTTGCATGGCATCTCTAATATGTATGCCGTTCCAGTAGCTTCTGTTTCTAAATGTGAGCGGAATCTTATGACTGGCGATGTTATCTTGAGATTGAATAACCCGGATGGTGTTATTGAAATACCGATATACCAAGGTGACCGCTTTAAAACCGATGAAGTACATCAATTGGCAGATGGTGGAGATTGTTGGGATGTAAAAATCTCAGGTATTATCCCGAAAAGATGCGCGTTGAATGAAAATGTCATTCAAACTTTGGAGCGTGGTGAATGGTTGGTTCTTGCACAAGATGCCAATGGGGTCATCGTTATGTATGGCTCGACAGACGTTCCTTTGAAGTTCACCCATTCTAGGTCATCCGGCTCAAGCGGAGAACTGAATGGTAGTGGATTTTCTTTTTCCGCACGAGAACCCGCACCTTCAATGGTTCTCTCAAGCCTACCTACTTAAATCTAAAATAGCTGTTTTTTAGCCAAATCCCGCGCTCAGTGTCCTTGGTGCGGGATTTTTTTTGTCCTTAAATTCGTGGTGCTTTTAAAAATAAACGCTATGAATGAAGTAGTTCTTGAGGTCAATGGTATGATTGACCATTATGGTTGGCAAAGAACCAACATCCGATATTTCCTCAATAAAAATAAAGCGAACGCTGTTCGCTTGAAGGTGAATAGCTTCGGTGGCTCAGTGAATGAAGCCATCGCTATCTCTAAATTATTGGAGGATCATGGTAATGTGACAGTAGAATTCATCGGATTCTGTGCTTCTGCAGTGACTTGGATGGCTTTCGGTGCCAAAACTAGAGAAATGCATGAAGACAGCCTTTGGTTGTGCCATAAATCATCTATCCGTGTAGACATTTATCGCACCATGAACTCGGATCAATTGGCTGATACCATTAAACGGCTCGAAAATGAGAAGAAGAATCAGGATGCAATCGACTTGATTATTGCCAAGAAGTACGCAGATATGTGTGCTGATAAAGACAAGAGTTTAGCCGATGTGTTCGACTTAATGAAGCAGGAACGTTGGTTGTCGGCTGATGAAGTAAAGGAATGGGGTTTCATTGACAACATCATTCCTGGCATCAACAAGATTACAGACGAATATCGCAATCTTTTGATTGAGAACTGCGCAGCTCTCAACTTCCCATTGCCGGCAATCATCGATAAACAAGATGATACGCTTTCAAATACCGAAGTCTCCGAGAGTCTGGTGAACCGTATTGTGAATTCCATCAAGGCTATCTTCAAGCCAATGGAAAAAACAACTGAAAACAATAACCCAACTAATAACTCTACAATCATGAACAAAAATTTCGTGATGGTCAATGCCTTGCTCGGAGTAGAAGGATTGACCGAAAACAATGGCAAGGTAGAATTGACTACCGACCAGTTGCAGACAATCTGTAATGCATTGAAGGAAGCAGATAGCAACAAGCAATCGGTGACTAAGGCCACTGAAGCTTTGGATGCCATCTCTCCGAACATCAAAAATGTTTCCGGACTGGAGAACAAGATTCAGGTTGTTGCTGCTGTTATCAACATGGTTCCAAAAGGTGTTCCTGCTGGCAACGCATTGCCAAAGGAAAACAAAGTCGATGATTTCTCCGAAACCGCAAAGGATCCGGTGAATCAGTATGTGAAAGAACGCTAACCTTCTAAACTTTATTGAAGTATGGATTTGACAACTCCTATTGACATTACGGCGGTCATTGGTGCGGTAAAGAAGCACAGAGACCTCCTGGTTACGCTGAGAACTGAAGCAGCTGGAGATATCCTTCAGCACTTTACAGCCATCTCAGGCGTGAAGGACTCAATCACGTTGGGTCGTACTACTTTGGGTAAGATTTCCCACAAGTACACTGGCAAGTTCGTCGGTCAGGTGTCGAATGGTAAAGTCGTTCCTCGTACACTCAAGGTATATCCTTGTGTGATGGAGATGGACGATGAGCCGGAACGCTACCGCCGTACTTATATCACCGAAGTGGATGGCGGCTTGGATCCGAACAAGCATCCGTTTGAAATTTGGCTCATCAATTATGGTATCAAGTGCGCTTCCAAAGAATTGCACGATGTGTTGTTGGTGGCCAAGTATGATGCTGACACCGAAAAGACTGACTTGAATACGTCTTTCGATGGCCTCTTGACTATTGTCGAAACAGAGAAAACAGGTGGTGGTATCTCTACTGAACTCGGTAATATGCACGCAACAGGCGTCTTATCTCGTGCAGATATTGGTACAAAACTTTTGGAAATGTGGCGCAAGATGCCGCAGAACTTCCGCAGGGATGGTGGCAAGATGTACATGTCTGAAGACCTCGCTCAGATATATGATGACTGGTTGGAT